TCGTAAACTTTGCGCCCACGGATGCCAGCGGTAAACATTGGAATGCCATTGGCAAACACATCCTGATCGTATTCAAGCCGGATGTAGAGATAAGCAATACCGCGCCCAATAAAGTTGGCGTTGACCTGCGAAGTTTCTGCAATCAAATCCGCATCGGCTGTCGTCTGATTGCCAAGATGTTTCTTGACGCGGATTTTGCTTTTCCATTTGGCATCGGTGACAATGCCACTGCCATCGAGCGTGACGATCTCATCATTGATATAGATGTCGTCAATCGCCTCAAGTTCATGCCCTGCCAAAACAATAATTATATGCAGGAACTTGTTGTTTGCGCCCGTTGCCTCGATGTAAGTGCGCACGCCGCCTTTGCGCACTTTTCCATAAACGTATTCATGCGGCGCAATCGGGTCCATGACGTTGGCAAGAATGCCTGCGCTGTTTGCACCGGCGCCAGCCTGCTTTGGAGCAAGTGCCTTTAGAACGACTGATGTGATAGCGGTTGTGGCGATATAGCCTACAGCATAAGTTACGGCGGCAAATGCTGCGCCAGTTCCTGTAATACCAACAGCACCAAGAATAGCTGCACCAGCAACTTGAGGCATACGCGGCGCTCTATCACGGGCAAAATGGCGAAGGATGTTCATGCGTCAATCCACGAATTTTTGATGAGCGTTGTGGGCAAGTATATCAGACCCTGATCATTTAGGAAAACAGATCGTGCGCCGACACAAATTCCAAGCGCAACGCCTGTCACCCATCGCCGAGCGTGTTGCGTTGTGACCAATGCACCGCGTGGCGGGTATTGCCCGGCAGGCTTTAGTCGATCATCAACAGCAGCTTCAAAGTCATAGCGACCGAATTCTTTGCACAACTCAGATCGGCACATCGGTCTGCCTTTGGTCATATACCGGCCAAGCCAATCGTCTGCCCATCCACGCCCATACATCGCGTGCCAAGCGCCATTGGTAAACGTCAGGCAGTCATGCTCCCCCCACGCAAAAGGAACCCCGTCACAAGCGCGCAGATAGGCGTTTAGGCGTTCTGTCGGCCCCATGCGATGTCCTTATCTTGCAGGTCAGACACATAATCAAAGAAGGTGTCTGTCGGATAGCGAGACTTTTGGCTTTCGCTGGTGTAGCGGCGTGCGTTGACCCGATCCAGTTTGACCCACTTGCTTTCGACAGATAGCGTGATCGTTGCTGTGTCGCCGCCGTCGTCAATCGACATCTTGTCCATGAAGCCAGAAAAGACATCCACCGAATTGTAAAGCTGCGTGCCGTCATCGGTCCAAACAGCGTCATCGCGCCAAAAGCCGAGATCGCTCCAAAACCCGCTTGATAAAAGCCAATCAGAACCAGCGGCAACAGCGCAGCCAAACAAGATCCGGCATGGTCTATTTTGATACGGCTCTTGCAGGGCAAGGCTGACCAATGCGCCGGGGATGCCGCTCATTGAAACAGTGGACGACTTTGCGGACATGTCTGCAACTTCTTCCATGCCGCTGATCGTCAGCAAGCTGCCGGTGCCGATATATGTCTGGCCGTCAATCGTGCGGTCGCCGTAACCCGTCCAGAAACGAACTGTGCCGCTGTCAAAGCTAAACTCAACCGCGTAAAACGGCTGCACCTCTGGCAATGCAAGAGCCGTTAGAATTGAAGCTGGGACGGTCCGGCTCATACTGCCTCCATCGCACTAAAGCTGATGCCGTAGGTCGCGCTTTCGTTGACGCTCCAAGATGTTTCATTTGATGCCAGCCGGAACACGCCGCGCGGTGCGTTCAGCGTCAACGCAACAGCAGTGCGATCTTTGCGCAGTGCAGGCCAGATTTCAAGTGTGCCTGACCCGTTAAGATCAATCAAAACCTTGTGCAGCGTTGCATCCGATCCTGTGCCGATCTGGATCATGTCGCCCGCAAGCAGCGTGCCGGTCATAGTAACGGCGATGCTGTTGCTTTGCGCCGCGCCTGAAACTGTTGCCGAGGTTGCCGTGCCGCGGATCGTGTCGCACATCGGATTGCCAAGCAAGAACGTGCCATAGCTGCCTCGCAGGCTGACAAGCCACGCCACCCATTGCTCTGCCGCGGCACGGCGCATCGGCGGCAAGGAAACATCGGCCTGCCACATCTGCCCCGGATAGGCGAATGCCTGACCCGCAAAGGTAAACGGCGATCTGCTATAGGCCACTGCGTTTGTGGCGCGAAGATCAAAGCCCGTTGCGCCCGTATGCGTAGGGAATGCCAGAGGATAAGAAATGCTCATGCGAAGGCGCTCCCATAGCTGCCGCCACGCTTCTTAGCGTCAAGCACAGCGGCCTTTGTTGTTTCGACAATCTTTGGCATCATCGAGTTGATTTCTGCACGGCTCACGCCGGCGCCGAAGCTGTTGTGCTGCACGACAGTGATGTTGCCGCCACCGCCAAGACCAGCCGCCGATTGTGCCTGCCCGACCGAAAGGACGCGCCCAGATGTTGACGGCACAAAGATTTCGCGGCCTTGCTCACCAACGACAGATGCCTGCCCGGCTTGCAGCGCACCGCCGGATGCTTTGGTCGTTGGGCCTTTAAGACCTGCCAGCCCGCCAATAAAGCCAAGCAGGCCGCTGCCCTTGCTCGTTGCAGTGGCAATGCTGCCGACCATCTGCTGCACCACCAAAACGCGATAGAGTTCCTTGATGATGTCAGACGCCATGCTTTTAAAGGCGTCCTTGGTGCTTTGCGTGCCGTCAACGATGCTCATAAACGAGTTTGTCATTGATGCGCCAACCGTGTCTGCAATGCTGTTGAACTGATCATAGGTCAGGCCAAGCTGCTTGAGTTGTTCGTCAAGCACGTTGATAGTTTCAACCGCTTGCGCTGCCGTTGCCTTTGCGGCTCCACCGGATGCCTTTTGCGCTGTTGCGCCAAGTGCAGCTTTGATTGCAAGCTGCTCATGAGCATTGGCAAGCGCTTCAATGTCATCATATTGCTGCGCGGTCAGGTTTCCACCAGATGCGGTGATCGCATCATTGATCGCCTTATCCAAAAACACTTGCTTTTCTTTTGCAGCATTCTCACGAATGATTGCTTCGGCAGACATGCCTTGCAGCCGGATCTTTTCTTCAAGCGCTGCGTTGTCTGCCTGCTTTGCTCGAAGGCTAGAACCAAGCGAATTTAACGCAGCCTCCTGCTTTGCAGCTTCTTGCCGCGCGGCTGTAAGCTTATTTTGGGCGTCAGTCAGTTTTTGCAAAGCAGCGGCTTGAGTTGCAGGATCAGCGGCCTTGCCAAAAGCCGCTTGCTTTTCCATACCGTTCAATCTGTTTTGCGCTTTGGTTACAGCGTCAATCTGATCTTTGAACTTGTTGTAATCAGCCGATGCGTCTTTCAAGCCTTGGGCATCAAGCACAGGCAAGTTAAACGTCCCGCCAATTGCCAAGAAATCACGGAAGGCCGCACTGATGCTGGTGATACCGCTTGCCGCTGCCGTCAGCAAAGGAGCGATGTTGATAAGCGCCGCAGTCAACTGCGAACTGATCACAGTGGACATCAAATCCAGATCGGCCTTTGCCTGCTTTGCGTTTGCAATGACGCTATCATCAAGCACAAAGCCAAGTTCTTTTGCCCGCACGCGCATCGTTTCAATTGCTGCGCCGTTGTCCTTAAACGCTGCGACCAAGGCCGTGCTGTCGCTGGCGATCGCCTCCATGTAGAACGTCATTTCGGATTGCGTGACGTTAGCGGCCTGCAAGGCGTTTACATAAGCGCCCAGCTTCTTGTCAGACGACAGATCAGCGAATGCCGAAGCCGTCAGGCCAACCTTTGGTGCAATGTTGTCAAAGAAGTCTTTAAGCGGGCCTTGCCCGGTCTGCGTGAAATCACCAAACTTGTCGTTCACATCCTTCAGGATGTCAGCCAGCTTTTCTTGGCTGATGCCGAACTGCGATGATGTCGCTGCAAGGATTTGAAACTCACCAGATGCAACACCGGCCAGCGTGGAAAGGTTCTGGATTTCGACAGCGCTGTTGATTGCGCCTTTGATTGCCTGCACGGAAAACGCCGCAGCCAATGCAGGACCAAGCCGCTTTGCAGTGTTGGCAAGCCCGTCGAATGCTGCACTGGTGCCTTTCAGGCTTTTTCGAGATTTGCTTTCAAAAGCCTGAACGCGCTTTGCGTTCTTTTCCATCGCAGAGGCGAAGGCTTTATCCTTCGCAGTCAGGATGATGTTCAGTTGCTCCGCACTAATTGCCATCGACCTGCCTCACAAGTTCCCGATATTCTTCCGCCGTCATAGGTTCTGCCTGTGTGGCCTCTGTCGCGTGTGCGTCATTCCAGCCTTCAAAGACAAGCCATGTGTCTTTCGGGATCATATCACGGATTTGGTTAGGTTGTAAGCCGATCAAAATTCCGCTTTTGATCATGTCGCGGACGTTCAGTCGGCTTGGCTTTGGTCCGCGATGTTTTTTTTTGCGTCTTCTGAAACGTCTGGCATAAAGGCAATGCCGATCACGGCTTGAGCCACCTGAAACAGCCGAAGCAGATCGCCGGGCGTGCAGTTTGACAGCACGTTATCAGCCGCGCCATCTTTCAGGCCACCGCCGACCAAGGCCAGAGCAAGCAGATCACGAACTTCTGTGCTGGTCGGCTTTGTGCCGCGACCAAAGAAGCCATCCCATAATTCAAAGATGCCGCGATGCTTGTCTTCAAACCGCTCAATCTCACGATTGCGCAAGAGAAAGACATAGGAGGCGTCGCCGATATACTCGACGACACCCCCACGCGGCGCTTCTGCCGTG